GGTCAACATGCCAAGTCCTATGACTATGTATCCGTGGCACTATACCCAAGAAGGCAGTTTTAAGCCTAAGGTGTATAAGTACACGATATCTAAACTCGATTCCAAAGTAGGGTCCAAGGATCCCAAATGGAAGGAGAAGGTGGCGTCCTTAAAAGATGCTACTCAACCTTACTCGAGGGTCATACACCCAAACACAGTTTTCTCCAATGGAGAAGTCGACTGGACCTGGGTTATGGACTACGCTCAGTACGGTCCATTCGGTGTGCCAGTTCGCGTATGGGGTGATCCCCTATCACGAATCTGCTGGTCGAAGATCGGTAACTTACCGACGCTCGATTCGCTCATCGTATCGGATTGCAAGCTGGACTTCTTATCCAAGATTCGTCAAGAAGAAACCCCGTTTTTATCTGGGGTCTTTCTGGGTGAACTCAAGGAGACAATAGGAATGTTTCGTCATCCGCTAAAGGGTATCCTTTCCAAGAGCAGATTTCACGCTCGTAGAACTAGGGGTCTTCTCCGTCACGTAAAGAACGTTGACAGGATCGCCGAAATTCTAGGTAATGGGTATCTCCAGTGGACCTACGGTGTCAAACCATTCTTGTATGACATCGAGGCTATCAAGGACTCCTTCAACAAGATTTTCCAAAAGGAGGAGGTGATTAGGATTTCAGCCTCAAAAAGGTCTGAGTCTTATGAAACCCTTGTAAATGCCATTCAGCCGTACAACCGCGGTCTTACTGCGGCCTTGGCCTTGGTTGAGGGTGTATCGGCAACCAAAGTGCGTATTACCGGCGCTTTACGTGCGAACCTCAGCGGTCCTTCCTTTTCGGATTCGCGGCAGGCGATAGGTGCAAATCTTCGTGATTTTGTACCTACGGTGTACGAACTTCTACCGTACTCGTTTCTCGTCGACTATATTAGTACGACGGGCGATGTGGTTAACGGCTTCTTCACCAACACCAGCAATTTGGTGTATGCATCGCAATCGACCTCTCTTGAGCGGATTGCCGCTGGAGTTCTGCTACCACTTCCATATGGTACCACACCGGTCTATGCTATGCATTCATTTCCAACAAGTGCTGCTGTACGAGTTCTGTCCAAGAAATCGTTTAATCGAGTGAAGGCGGACTTGAGCGTGAATCTTCGTGATTTCCGCTTTACCATCCCTAATGCCAGTCAGGTTTTTAATTCCACTGTCTTGGGGCTTTCAAAACTTCGCAATCTCTGATTGCTCTCTTGAGTCCCTGCTTCCAAGCATACTCCAACAGGTGAATTATGTCCTTCGGACCTTCTAGCCCGGTGACGGGCGCTGCTGTTACTGGTCTTACGTCTCCGACGTACACCATTGTGCAGGATATAGCCCCGACTGCGCTCGGAAAACAATACGTCGTCTCCGCTTTAGGCGGAACACAGACTGACGTATCCGTGCATTCAGTCGCATCGCCGTTTCTCGTGAGTTTCACGAGACCTGCAGCCTTTAAACCCTTGTCGTTGGTTAATCCTTCGACCGGCCGTCTTACATCCGTTCCTCGGAATGTGTGGAGGATGGTCTTCTTAAAGGGTGCCACACCTCTGAGTGGACAAGCTAGCGTGCCTGTTATGGCGCGTATTGAGTTTGCGATCCCAGCTGGTGTTGATACCGCAGATCCGAATGAAATTGCTGCCCTTGCTTCATTTATGGGCGGTTTACTTTATTCGGAGGCCGATGGCCTTGCGGATTCCTTTAAGTCTGGGGTACTGTAATATTGTCCCCTAACTTAGTCGTAAATACCTCCATGAGGTTTTCGAAATGGATAACAGCAGTATTACTTCTGTCGTTCTTTTTAGTGCTTTACAGCGCGATCTCGGTATCGATACTATCGATGGGGATAGATTTAATCCGTTTCCATACGGATTCCCCACCGATCTGTCACCCGGAGAGTATGCCAAGCATGCCCTCCTACAATCCGTCTTCAAGAAGTCGGAAGTAGAAAGTGACCCTAACGCCGAGATGAGGACCTTCGCTTCTTTCCAAGAGGCGAATGAGGCATGCCGGGTCCCTAGGGACTTTAGGCATTGGGATGGTAGACCCGATATCGGGTACGCCATCGCGTCCGCACGGCAGTTGTTATTTGCCGCGTTCGAACCGAGTGCACTCGACTGGCCTGTTTCTATGGCCACTATCGAGCACGCAGCCCGGTTCGGACCTGGATCCTCAATTGGGCTTGAAGGAAAGCCGTCTTCCTATTATTTCAAGGTTGGCGACAGTCCTCAGGCCGCTACTAGTCCTTTCATCATTGACTGGTATGCGCGCTCTACTGCCTGGCACCCCCTCTGCGAAGCTGCTGAATTAGCCAGAAAAGCAAGATGTGGGGAGGCTGTAGTTGTGAAGCACGGAAATTTAACCTTCGTGCCTAAATCCTTTTTAAGCCGGAGAATCGTGGTTACCGAGCCGTCACTGAATACCTATTTCCAATTAGGTCTGGGATCAGTGATGGAGCGAGTGTTAGACCGTAGTTTCGGAATCGACTTTTCCGTTCAACCTGGGTTAAACTCAGAGTTGGCGCGGATCGGTTCCTTGACCGACGAGTATAGCACTATGGACTTGAAGCAATGCAGCGATTATATCAGCTGCCAAGTTATAGAGTTCATGTTTCCGAGGTCGCTGGTGAACTGGCTGATGAAGCTAAGAACACCAACTGTTAAGACCCCGATCGGGTCAGACATCGATCTTGCGATGATATCCACGATGGGAAATGGATTTACCTTCCCACTCCAAACGCTCTTGTTGACCTCGCTAGTTTTGGGTGTCTATGAGACACTCGGAATTGAGCCTGGACCCCGGCATTCAAAACGCTGGGGTGTCTTTGGTGACGATATCGTCGTTGCTAAAGAGGCTTATAATCTCCTTTCTGCGGTTCTAACAGAACTCGGTTTGGTGGTTGGCCATGATAAGAGCTTTGATACCGGCCCATTTAGGGAGTCTTGTGGTGCTGATTTCTTTCTTGGCACCAATGTCAGAGGAGTATACCTGAAGAGGTACCTATCTGACCAAGACTTGTTCTCCGCCTTTAATCGCCTATCCCTCTGGTCTGCAGAACACGGTATCCTTCTCCGTGAAACTTTGTCGACCATTGTCGCGGTCATTCGGGACCCAACTTGGATCCCGCCTGATGAGTCAGAGAATGGAGGTTTTATTACTCCGTTCCCTCTTATCCCTCAGGAGCCCTCGGGCTCTTGGGAGTACTCTGTCTACATCCCTCACCCTAGCTCATTTGATTTCGAGCCATGGGAAAACTGGGAGGTCGGTTTTAACACCGATTCTAGGCATGCGACTAAGAAAATGAAACGATGGATAGGGGCGTTGAACAATTATTGTGGTGGGTCAGTCAATGAGCCTGCCCTGTTCAAAGCCATGCTGGTTGGAGGACTTAGGCGTAACCGGCTGATAATGCGGCAACGCACAGTCCGTTATAGAAAAGTGGTGCGATCAACCCCTCGATGGGGCTTTTCACCACGGGAGGGTTTCCCAGAGTATGGGAGCCATTGTTATGAACGCC